ACTCGCTGAAACTAAACGAGTACACCCGTAACTCAATTTTGAATGTAGATTCAGATTTGGAGACGAGTGTGAATGCTGAGCGTATCCTTCACCACCGAAAGCGTTTCTATGAGGAGTCGCCCAAAGATTATGACCAGTACATAATCACCCGATCTGACCACCTGTGGTATGGGCCTCACCCGAAGCTAAGCACCGACTACACTTGGTTTATGAATTCTGAATTTCATTTCGGAATTAGTGACAGACACTGGGTGATGAATAGAGAGAGCTTCCGGGAGTACTGTGAGAGTCCTCCCAATTTCAATTCAAAATGCGTAAACATAGAGCAGCACTTGTTTAACCAAGTCAAGTGGGGGCCAGGGACTGCTCTAAGTCCGTTTACAATGTATCTCACGGATGAGCAAGGAAAAACACGAAGACCAGATGAGCTCAAGGCGTCAAGGGAGACACTCATGTGGCCATTTGCCTTTGTACACAACGAGCTCAGCGAAACCGGAATGTACTCGGGGAGAGCAGTTAAAACTTCACTTTAAAGTCAACATGTACATCGTTTTCCGGATGAGCTGAACAATTTCATCCTGAATATTTGTCAAGTATGTATCTTTTGGGAGGTTGAGTGACTTTATTCTTTCGAGGAGGTTTCCGAAATATTCGCGCGCCTTGCTTGAATTTGTGATGTATCTTCCATTTATTTTAATAGGATTCATTCTTCCGTATTTCCCCATGTAAGCCTCTGCATACGTGTCAAAAAGTTTTTCAATTTTCTCATAGTATTTCTGGAGTGCTTTGTGTTGTGCGTATGATGTGGTTGCGAGGTGAAAGACGTGGGCCTGATTCCTTGAATTCATAAGGAGACCAACAAATTTTGTTGCATTTCCCGCCATACTCTATAGTGGTATTTTAATTAGGGTCGAAGCTGGGTTTGGGGAGGCTCGCCGGGTGAACATAGAGACTCGTATTTGGTTTATACATCGAGGCTAATAAAATCATTAAGAGAATTGTAATAACAATAATAAAATACTTTATCATTTATATTTAGCTAGAATAAGTTTACAGGGTATTTTTCTTTTGCACATTTTTTGTGCGTTTGTAACTATTCCGAGCATTCTTTTTGTTGTGCAAGTCCATATTCCGTATTTCACCTTGTATCCTGGTTTTGCGTAGAGGAGTTTCCAGGCTGCCCCGTAAAACTTGGCTTGCTCGAATACATTTGGGTGCGGTTTTCTCTTGCACTCAATCACCCTGTATTCCTTCCCCTTGAGGAAGACCAAGTCACCCCTCCCATACATCTCCTTACGCGGGATAACAAGCCACTCGTACCCAACCACATCCCACCCCTTTTCCTTATAGTAACATACACACTCCCAGTGCAAATCCTGCTCAGTGCGCTTCACACAATTCATACAATTTCCATATTTTTTTATTTTGAAATAGTAATATGCACAACAACTTGAACAATCTCGTCTATGATAAAATATTTCACGGTTTGAATAATAAGAATTTATTGAGCGCGAGCATGACGAGTAAGGATATGATGATGCGTGTGAAGAGTTACTTGAAGAGATCGGGAAGACACCACAGTTTAAAGTTGTTAGAACTTGCACACAAGCTGAATAAAGATAGAAAAGAATCAAAACATTGGTCAAAGCGTCCAAAAAATAATAACAATAACAGCAACTCGAGTTCTGGGTCTAGTGTGCGTCGTTTGTCTTATTAAGATGAGCACATGAGGCATCCCTCTGGGTTGTCCAGTTTACAGGCGATTACCTCTGGGCTCTCCACGGGGACGGTGACTTGGATTGGCTTGGCCTTGGACCGCGTCCTCAGGTAGTACATCCCCGTCTTGAGTCCCTTTCTCCACCCGTAAAAGTGCATACTTGTGAGCTTTGACGGTGTTGGGTTTTCCAGAAAGATGTTGAGCGACTGAGACTGATCGATATAGGCCCCGCGGTCGGCCGCCATATCGATGATGCTCTTTTGTGAAATCTCCCACACTGTCCTATAGACCTCCTTAATCTTTTCCGGAATGTCCAACCCCTGAACAGATCCCCCCGCCCTGATAATTTCATTCTTAATCTCTGGACTCCACTTGTTAATCTTCTGTAGCTCCTTGACGAGGTGTTTGTTAATCATCACAAACTCCCCGGCGAGAGTTCGGCGCAAATAGATGTTTGTTGTGTAAGGTTCGAACGCCTCGTTATTCCCCAGAATCTGTGCGGTCGATGCTGTGGGCATTGGCGCCACTAGAAGAGAATTCCGGAGGCCGTGCGTGATGATGTTATCCTTCAAGTTATCAAACACTGGCTTCTTGATGCCCCACATATCAAACTGTAGAACACCCTTTGAGGCGGGAGACCCCTGAAAAGTCTCGTATGGACCCTCCTCCTTTGCCAACTGGCAAGACTCCTGGAGAGCAGCATAGTAGATGTTTGTGAAAATGTGCGTGTTCAGTTCGCGTGCACCCTCAGAATCAAATGGAAGACCGAGCATCATGTAGACATCTGCCAGACCCTGAACACCAATTGCAATTGGACGGTGACGAAGGTTGGACGCCTTGGCAGGCTCGGTCGGGTAGTAATTCTTGTCGATGACCCGGTTGAGGTTTCGAGTCACAACATGAGTCACATCTTGAAGCTTATCAAAGTCGAAAAGATAAGGATGCGATCCGTCCGGTGCAGTCATCTTTTCATTCTCCTTGAGGAACGCCGGGAGGCTCAGGGATGCCAAGTTGCACACGGCGGTCTCATCCGGGGTTGAAACCTCCATAATTTCAGTGCACAAATTGGAGGACTTGACGATTCCAATGTTTTGCTGGTTGCTCTTTCGGTTGACCGCATCCTTGTAGCACATATAAGGTGTGCCCGTTTCCACCTGGCTCTTGAGGATTGCGTCCCAGACATCCCGGGCCGGTACCTTTTTCTTGTATCGTCCTTGGGCTACATATGTGTTGTAGAGCTCGTTAAACTCCTTGTCGTAGACATTTTGCAGACCGGGGGATTCGTTTGGGCACATCAGGTACCAGTCCTCGCCCCTCTCAACCTTTAGCATAAATAGGTCGGGAATCCAGAGCGCCGTGAACAGGTCTCGGCACCTCATCTCCTCATCCCCCTGGTTGAGGCGCAGTTCGAGAAACTCCATAATGTCGGCGTGCCACGGCTCGAGGTACACGGCGAAAGCCCCCTTTCTCTTTCCCCCACCCTGGTTTACATATCTCGCGGTATTGTTGAACACTCGTAGCATAGGCACGATACCGTCCGCAACTCCATTTGTCCCCTTGATTCGGGTTCCGTTTGCTCGTACATTAGAGCAGTGAAATCCAATTCCTCCAGACCACTTGGAGATTTGGGCGCACTCCTTGACTGTGTCGTAGATACCCTCAATAGAGTCATCCTTTGTGGCAACTAGGAAGCAGCTTGACATTTGTTGGCGGTTGCTTCCGGCGTTGAACATTGTTGGCGAGGCGTGTGTGAAGAACTTTTGGGACATCAGGTCGTATGTCTCCTTGACTCGGGGGTAGTCGTCCCCGTGGATAGCCAGGGCAACACGCATAAACATGTACTGTGGGGTCTCCCCGTTGTTGAGGTATCCCTTTTGGAGTGTCTTGATACCAAAGTACCCAAAGTTGTAGTCTCTCTCGTGGTGGATCCAGCCGTCAACATCCTTTGACAGGTACTTCATAAAGATGTCGCTTACAACTCCACTCGTGTAGAGAGAAATCATGGCGTCACTGAAACACTTGAAGGTGTTTTTCTGGATGTTACTGACTGTGATGCGCATCGCTAGGGTTTCATAGTCAGGGTGTTCAGTGATCATCGAGATGGCCACTTCTGAAGCGAGGTTATCAATTTCTGAAGTTGTTATTCCGTCGTACATCCCAGTAAACACCTTCTGGGCCACCTTGTCAGGCTCGATGTTTAGCTTTGTGAATTCAGGTTCAGAATTTAGTTTTGAAATTCGGCGGGTCACCTTGTCAAAGAGCATCTCGACGACATCACCGGATCTCTTGACAACCTTCATTGTACTAGAACAGGGTTTTTTTTCTCTAAGCTGATAGTAACATGGCTACTCAGTTCTGGCCCAACCCACTGAGTGACGCATTCTTTTCCGAGTTTAACCGTGCAACCATTCAGAAGAACATAATTTCAAAAATGAAAGAAAAAACAGGGTACACTATTGATGCCCAGAATGACGGGGACCTCCAGGCACTTATGAAGCGTGTCTATGTGAACATGTTGGCAAATCCGTATACAAATGTGCGTCAACAGGTGGAGAATATGAATAGCAAAGTGGTTGACGAGGCGACGGGAACAATCAGCACGGGGATGCTCCAGCAACTCCTGTACCTGAGAGACATCTCCAGCAACCCAGTACCACTCGCCCCACCAATCAGCACATCAACATATGGAAACAAGATACCAAATAATTTTAAAATTGGATTCTAAATAGTAGATGAAGGCTCTGGATGACATTTTGTTTGGATTTCTCATATTTTTTGCACTTGATCGTATGATTCGTTTTGTGAGTAATGCGTTTGTGGAGCCTTGGGCGTTGAAGAGGTCGGGGAATCCTGAGCGTGCGGAGAGTTGGAAGTTGTTTTCCGAGTTTGCTATGTTGATGGCTTCACTCGTGGTCGTGTACAGGTTCCGCAAGCAGCTTCACAGGTTTGACACGTCTTAAAAGGAGGTGAACCTATGTAGGTATGATGAATAAGTTTAAAGACGAGACGGCGTCACTGTGCAAGTCAAAGGGGTGGGACAAAGCTCCAATCAGTATTGTTTGGATGTTGTTGAATGAGGAAATGGGGGAGCTCGCCTCGAGTATTCGCCAGGCCCATCGAATTTATCGAAAGACGGGACTGAGGAAGGACAGGGGAACAGATGTTGTAATGGAGATGGGGGATGTGTTTAGTTATCTTTTTCAACTCGCCTATATGTTGAACATCGACATGGATGAAATGTGGGAGCTCCACCGACAAAAGGTCCAGACCAAATTCTACAAGGAAAATAATAATATCGATGTTTATTAAATGGCGAGCGTTGCTCGACTAAATGACGATATCCAAATTAATAAGTTTAATATCACAACTTGGACAGGAGACTATGGAATAAATTACGATGGGTTCCCCAAAAACATGTATATCGACGGGTCTTATGTGACGCAGATGGATGAGACACCTACAGAGTACCCATCAATCATCGACGAGGACGATGTCAACCACTTTGACCCCCAGCGCCTGAACATGTCAGGGCCTATGTACCTCAAGGAGGCGAGTGTAAACCCCGCCCCATACAGAATGTACCCCGCGCGCAAGTATGAGTACGACGATGGCGTCGTCACCTGGGACAGACCCGGGCGTCCAAGAATAGTCAAGGAAAAAGACGAATTTGAAAACAGAACAATTAAAATTATCCTTGGTATTATTATTTTATTACTTATTTTCAGGCGTTTTGGATTGAAGAAGATTGTCAAGTAATTTTTATTATTTTCGGTGCTACAACCTTTACTAGTTTTGATTCAAGATTTGCGATGAGTAATTTTTTACGGGCACTCAATTGTGGGCACGCGTGTGTCTCCAACTGAATGCAGCCACTACACAATGTCGCACTGCATTCCTTGCAATTCAGAATCCCCATCCCCTTCTTGCAGTATGAGCACTTCATCTACTATTTCACAAACAGGATCTTTTTGCTCTAAGCGTGGTTCCTCGTCCACAATTTCACATGTGAATCCAACCTTTCTTCCCTCGATGACCCTGTCCCAAAACTCCTTCATTATTGGCAAGTTTTTTGAAAACCACGCTCGGTCTCGTTTTACATTTGTGACTACAAACTCTTCGGGTGCGTCTCCTTCGGCCGGCCTGTACTGGATAAAGTCACATTCGTCTAGGTCTAGAATTTCCATGTTCAATTGGATTTGTGCGATGTAGTGCTTTGGTATTTTGTCTTCAATCTTGCGGGTCAGAGGGCACTTGATTTCGATGAGTCTTCCGCACTCTGTGATTCCGTCTGCTGACCCTCCGAGCCAGGGGTGGACTGGGTGTTGTACGAGTCCAATTTCATGGCTTTTTTTGTTGTACCTTGCGTCGTATATGTCTCTTGCAATGGGTTCGAGGATGGTTCCCCTTTCAGTGGCTGCGTTACCACCGAATTTGCGGCCACCCACCTTTTTTACAAAGAGTCCGTTTTGTGATTCATAGGGGTTATCTCCTATTGCTGTGGCGGCGTCACTTGCTGTCAGCATCGTCTCCCTCAGTGCCAGCCATTCTGGGCTTCTTTGTTCGAAGTATGTCGCTTTCAGAAGTTTTTCTATTCTTGGGTCCATTGACGGGGATCTCCTTATTCTTAAATCGTGGGTCCGTCTTAAGTACAATTTGGGCTGAATTTTGCTCAGCCTCCTTTTTTGTTGTCGCAAAGCCACACCCACACTCGAGGCCATCCACCACAACTTGGATACAGAATGTTCCGTTATTATGACTCAACACATTATATTCGGGGAGGGGCATTTTCAAAACTTGACACCACCTCATCAGCTGGTCTTTGTAGTTGTCATCTTCGAGCGAGGTTTCAACGCGCGAAAACACTCCGAGCACAAAGT